AGGATTTGTTGAAAATTATCATAGAATGAATGAATATTTGAAATACAAAGGGGAGCAATCTAATGTCTAGCCATACTGACCCAGAGCTAAACCAGAGTGACTTAAAAGACATAATAAGACTTTTGCCGAAAATAAGGTCTGGCAGGGAGTTGACCTTGAACTATGACAAGAGCGGGTGGTGGTATGTTGGTTATCCTAATCTTGAGTGGGATTTTTCGATTGACCTAAATGCAACCGATAGAGATGTTGAGGGTGCTTGCCTTAATTTATTAAGTCAGATTGATAGCGAAAAACTAGAGGTATCTAATGTCTAGCCATACTAACCCAGAGCTATATAAATTATGTAAGGAAGTGTATGAAAAGACTGGTTGGTTTGGAACTGACGAGCATATTAGGACAGAGTTTCCTACTCCAAGAACAGTTCATAGTAACGGAAAGCCTTACGAAATAAAGGACAAGCTAACAAACATTCCTCTCTACACCTCAGACTACCTCCTAGAGAAGTTGTATGCCTATAAACCAAGTATGTTTGTAATGGATGATGGCTCCTGGTGTGTTATGCCGACAGATAAACTAGCAGACCACAGAGCCTCTGTAGTTTTAGCTAGAAATGCTGACATCCCACTCAAAGCCCTCCTAAAATTGTGTTTGGCACTAAGCGCAGCAGGAGAACTATCATGAGCCATACTGACTTACTCGAAGCCGTCAAACGCTTTTGTCGGACCGAAGAAGCCGCTAATAACTTGGTAGCCTTTATTGAGGCACGAGAGACAGCCGCCCGCGAAAAACAAACCCTAAATACCTACATCGCTTGGTGTAACCTAGATAGCTACGAGGCTTTTGGCGACTGGCTATTTAAGCAACAGACCTCACCCCTCACCACTAAACAGGAGCAACCAAATGAGTAGCTTTGATGCTGAACTAACAGCAATACTAAACGACCTCTTAACCAACGTATCACGCTACGACGACTGGAATAACAAGGGTAAGACCGCTATTAAAGCCTCTATAGAGTTATACATAATTGGAGAGGACGAAAAACTAGCCAATAGTGGTATATTTGCAATAGAACAAGGGCGTGACCGCAATCAACTAAGAAAAGAACAACGAGCCAACCTCACTGGAAAGGAGAAGTAATGAAAGATAATGTATGGTGGAGTATTCGATGGAAGTCGTACAGCATTGAAGACTTACTAGTTAATCCTAACCAAAAAGAATACATTGAAGACGAATGGGTTAAACTACCAGAGAATAGGAAAAGCCAACAATTTCAACTAAATGGAGAATGGTACTCTTATAACTCTATAGATAGCATAACTAGGACTAATAAGAAAATTGAAGATGCGATAAAACTCCTATACTCAGCAGAAGCTGAATCAAAAAGTATATCTGCTGTAGAGAATGGCGAAGGAGAGGTAGTGACTCATTGGTACAAAAAATCAATAACACCCAAAGAGTATGAAAGTTACTATGGCAAGCACCCATCGTATATTACCCTGAGTAAGGAAGGGGGAGATATTTGGACTGCCTTTAGAATAGCAGAGAAACGTAACGGCTTCATATCAGATAGTATAGAAAAATGCACAGAATGGGAGGTAGAACGACTATGGCAGAAAGTCTCCTATTAAACCATAACATTCCTAAAGTAGTAATATTCACTGATGCCTCCTACGATAAGGATTTAAAGGTAGGAGCTTGGTATTGCTATATAAGAATAGGCGATAAAAAAGTTAAGACTGGTGGTGTTATTGTCACCGATGTAGAGAACTCAACCGAGGCCGAAAGAGTCGGAGTTGCTAACTCACTCTGGCTAGCTAATAAGATGGTAGACCTAGCTAAGCATAAGGTAATCTTATACTGCGATAATATGTCAGCCATGAAACCAATAGGGTATACTAATAAGACAGGAGCTAAGAGACAGAGAGGAAAACAACAACTAGCCTTCTACCAGAAAAATATCGAGCCCTATCTACAGAAGGCTAAGATAACCGATATTAGATACATAAAGGGCCATGCGCTAAGGTCTAAAAGATTCAAACCAAAGCCTAGGCATCTTATACACGACCTTATAGACAAGGAGGCAAAGAAACTATTAGATGATTACAGGTTGACTTATAAACAAAAGTATGATAGAATGGAGACAACATGAAAAAAAGAACATCAATGATTATAAAACTGCGTAAGAACGGCGAGATGGTATGCAATAAGCATCTGTATATGAACAGCCGTGTTTTGGCACTTGCACAGGGAGAGAACTGGGATAAGGGCTATATTAAGGTAGCTTATGGACAGGATTACTACAACGACGCTAACTTTACAAGTTTAGAGCAACTTAAAGAATTTTTAACTCTATTTACAGAACGTAACTTAATGAAGGATTTTCAGTAAATATCATTGACTTTTGATGTTGACTGTGCTAGTATAGACATATGGATAAATCATTATATAAAAATTGTGGTATTTACAAAATAACTAGCTTGCATGATGGGAATATATATATTGGCTCATCAGTCAATTTACATAGTCGTTTTGGAAATCATTTATGGAAACTAAAAGACCAATCCCATCGCAACAAACATTTACAGTCTATATATAATAAATACGGTTCTGGTGATTTACAGTTTGATGTTATAGAACTATGTGACATAAAGGACTTGCTAGACAAAGAAAGGGAATATATTGAACAGTACGACTCATATAATAATGGCCTTAACCTAACTATGGACACTAAAGCTCCGATGCGTGGAATAAAGTTCTCGGACGAGCATAAACTTAAACTTAGTATATCTAACCAGGGAAACGGCAAAGGCGTAAGGATGAGTAGTTCTACTAAGTTAAAAATTAGTCAGTCATTATCAGGTACTAAAAAGGGCGCAATGACTGATGCACACAAATATAATTTAAGAATATCTCATATAGGTAAAACGCAGTCTGATGAGACTATTGCCAAAAGAAATATGTCACGAGCCATGAGGAGGGCAGAATATGAAGTTTAGTCGAGAAGAATATTGGAAAAACAAGCCGAACAATATAGGTAGCAAACGACCTAAACCAAACTTTGTAACCGTACTGGGAAAGCATATCAAACAAGTGGGTGGAAAGATGACACCAGTAAATAGAGCTCAATCTAGAAAGAAAGAACCAAACCAACGTAATAATAAAAAAGCAAGGGATTTAAGAACTTCATTAGGAGCTAATCGTGAGTAGAATACAAGTAGAAACAGAACTATTCAAAGGAGATGACCCAATTGACTTCCCAGAGGATGTCGATGGAGATAACTTCGAACAAGCCCTCCTAGGTGCTAAACTATCGCTAGAACGAGGAGATGCTGAAAGACTAGTCGTATATGTATCTGTTGATGGAGAGCTGGTAGATATTATGGAGAGAGTCCCTAGTAACTTTAGCATACTTAGTATTACGCAAGGCATAGAAAAGATTAAGGAGAGTTATAATGGCTAAGACTGTTGTGGAGACATACGAACTTTATGGAGGTACAGTTAAACTAGACTACTTCCCTAATTCACATAAATATGTTATTGATGGTGATAGGAAGATTGGTGTTACTACCGTCACTGGTATTATTAACAAAGAGGCTTTAATGTTGTGGCCGTTGAGCGAGGCCATAACTTACCTAAAGAACGCCCTTAGTGAAGATACTAAGTGGACTACCGAGGAGCTAGGCACTATGGTTGATAATTCTTCAAAGGCATACCTAAAAAAGCAACTCCGTGGTACTGATGCTGGAACTAGAGCACACGACTACTTGGAGCGTTGGCTAAGATATGTCAATGGTGAGACGAAAAGTATAGAGGAAACCCTTACTGTTACGCCATTAACTAGCACTTTTGGTAAGGATACTAGTAGTGACGAGTATATCCGTGCATCTGATGAGAACAACCTTTGTAAGGCCATAGACGCATTCAAGGTATGGTACAGGGAAAATAACGTAGAGATGCTAGACGTAGAGAAGATTATCTACTCTAAGAAGTATGATTACTGTGGAAGGTTTGATGCTATCTTAAAGATTGATGGCAAGGTCTATGTCGCAGACTTCAAGACTTCGAACCCATCTAGAGACTTCCAGCATGGAGTATACCCTGAGAACTTCTCACAACTAGGTGGCTATGACATAGCCTACTCTGAAGAGTTCCCAGACTTCAAGATAGATGGTCATGCAGTTATCAATCTATCTAAAAAGACTGGTAAGCTGAACATTGAGCTGTCAGAAGACCGAGAGGTGAATCGAGAGTTCTACCTGGCTACTCTAAGCGTCAAGAGGTCTATGCAATTCTGGACTAATAAACTAAAGTACCAAGACCATGAAACACGCAAATAGCAAAAGACGAGAAACCACTAAGAAACGACATGGAAAGAAGTTTTATGCAGAAATTGGCAGTATCGGTGGACAAAATAATTCAACTAAGTTTACTTCAGAGACGGGTAGGGCGGCATCCAACATAAGGTGGAGCACCTATCGAGAAAATTTAACAATTAGAAAGGAGACAAATGATGAAGTTTAATAAAGAATCAATCACGACAGTAGTAAAAGCAGTGACTAATACATTGGTGTGTTCTATCTTCTTGATAGTTGGAACTCTAGCTGCATTATCATTGCGTGGTGATGTAAAATTCACCCCACAGTTTGATACAATCATCGGTAGCATTATACTTGTATATGTACTAACTATGATGTTCACCCTAGTATATAAAAGTAACCAGAAATAATAAATAAAGGAGAAAAAATAATGTCAATAAAAGATATTTACAGTGATAATGAACCGTCAGGTGGTGGTTTGTTCCTAAAGTTGAAAGACGGAGATAGCTTCCGTGTACGATTCCTAGGACTACCAGCAGTATATGAGAGTACATTTACAGATAAAGATACACAGAAAAAGTCAGTTAGTACTAAGTACGCATGGCCTGTATATAACTTCGATGCTGAGGCAACGCAAGTTCTACAGGGTGGTGCTACCATTTATAACGCCCTTAACTCATTGATTCAGAACGATGACTGGGGAGACCCATCTGAGTACGACGTAACAGTCGGACGAACAGGTAGCGGATTGAACGACACTAAGTATTCAGTCACCCCACTACGCAAGAGCCTAGACCTTCCAAAAGAGATGGAAGACATTGATGTAGTCGCTATTACTCAGAAATCGGATTATAACCAAAATGTACACCTTCTAGGTCAGATGTTTACGCCCTTAGAGGAAGACACCGTACTAGAAGACATTGAGGAGGGTGGAATCAGCTTAGATGATATACCATTTTAGAATTGAGCGTGAATATGAAGACTTTAGGCGAAATAATAGAATTAGTAAAAAAAGAAACTATGGAGAATAATATGTGCGATTACCCAGAGGATAGGACTTATGAAGAAACAGTGCCAGCAATGACACTACAGGAATTTGACCCGATTGTGGCAGAACTAGTACACTGTGCTAACAGTGAGGGATTTCTACGGTCAGAAACTTATCATTGGAAAGAAAAAGCTAGTGCTTTTGATGCACTATTTCTAGCCAAGCATAAACTAGAGGAAGAACTAAGTCGGGCAATTAATAATAGAGAGAGCTGGCAAAGTCGAGCTTATGCTGCAGAGAATAAACTATATAATGTCCATGAAAAAGCTCGTAAGGCTCGGAAAGCCGCTAAGAAGGCATAGCCATGAGTCCAGATGCACTATCTGAATCAATAGAGAAGCTAATGATTCTTGCCCGTAGTAAGCAAGATGATGCAGAAGTAGCCTCTAAAGCTAATGATGATGAAACTCTGTCCCTTACCCTCACTGCCCTGGCGATGGTCAATACCTCGCTGGGCAAGAGGGGGTCATGGGCTAGTTACATAGCTAGGAACGCAGGTGAAGTCGTTAAAGTTATCAAAGAAGAGGCTAAGATACGGATATCCGAGCTTACATTGGAATACTCTCAGACCCAGCCTGTAGGTAGGTCAGAGCATCAAGCTAAAGTAGACGCTCACAAAGAGTATAAAGATAAAATTAAAGAGGCATTTACGGCCTGGTCTGATGCACAACAAGTAGCAGATGAAATAGAGAGTCTAGGATATAGACTTGACAGCTATCTCAAAATGTGCCAAAGTAGGCTAAGTCTTATGAAAAGTGAGAAGCGATGAAAAACCCAAATTATAGCTGGTTCCCTGGAGCATTTCTACTAGTTATGGTGTTCTTCTTCGTAATATGGATTGCACGACTATGGGGATAAGAATTTGGATACCAGTAAAATTCCCCAGCCTCAATGAGTATATTAATGCTGAGAGGCGTAATAAGTTTATAGCTGCTAAGATGAAGCGTGAGTGGACTGACCTAGTGGTTGACTACTGTGAAATTAGAAAAGATAAGTTTGTTAATAAAATACATAAATATCCAGTTACTATAACTTTTAATATACATGAAAAAGACAAACGACGTGATATTGACAATGTGTCAAGTTTAGTTTCTAAGTTTGTACTAGATGGTCTGCAAAAGGCTGGAGTTATCGTAAGAGATTCCCAGCAGTATGTGGAAAAGATAGAACATAATATTATAGTGGACGGTACAAATGGAGTAGAGGTAATAATAAATGAAAAACCATGATATACTAGGAAGGGAGATTAAAGAAGGTGATTTCGTCATCTCTACATCACCTTCTGTAGGGTTAAGAGTCGGGCTAGTAGTAGTCGCTGTAGTGCCAGAGATAATCGGAGCGCCTTACCCTAAGAAAAGGTGCAGGGTTATCAACCTTGACTACCGAGAGCATGATAGAGCTAATGATATGAGTATGACACCAGATACTAATAGGGTTATAATCTATGATTGCATACCAGAAGAATATAGGAAAATGTTAATGGATAAAGCAAAGGAGTTAAATTATGTCGAAAGTGACGATATGTAGAGGTAGGGATGCGATAGAGCAAGCAACATGGGCGCTAAAAAGTAAAGCCTTAATAGTTGATACTAATACTATTCGGGGGATGCTATATAGTCACCCATCAAATAAACTAATCTTGAGTATCAGAGACAATATTATGATTAAGTGTCTCCGAGCTGGCAGGAACGTAGTATTGATTGGTGAGCACAAAGAGCTTGAACAGATAGAACGTATTGAAGAAATCTTAGAGGCACAAGGAAATATAGATGGTAAAAAGTATCCGTACTTCATCAAAGACTTCAAAGGCTAAGTGGAACAAGACTGTCCGTAGTTGGAAGTTAGCTAACCCTGCTGACTTTGATGACTATAGGTACTGTAAAGTTGGGCATGGTGCGTTATCTGATGGGATGGCATTTGGGGGTTGGCAACTCAACCTCTGCCATGACATCTCACGTGCTAGAGATAAAACCCAAGAACATAATATTGATAATATATTCGCTGGGTGTCCAAAGCACAATAGAGAACAGGGTTCGACTAGTTTAGATGAGTACTTATCCACAAACCCAGATAAACATTGTGGGATATAGGCTTGACTTTAGAAGTAGGGTATGCTAGTATAAATAGATGAAAACAATAATCATATCAATTATAAGTATAGCGCTGGTATCAGTACCACTTCCTATAGTGAAGGAACCCCCCTTACCGAGTTCGGTAACACTTAATGAAAAGATGAAACCAGTAGAATATGCAGAGTTAGCAGTTACTCCTACAGCACCAGAAGCTATACCTAAAGTAATCATAAAAGTAAAACCTACAATAGTAAAATCAGTACCTAAACAATCAGGAACGTGTAACGATTGGATGACCCAAGCTGGAATCGTAGACCAAGATAGTGCCTATGCACTAATAATGAGGGAAAGTGGGTGTAATCCCCATGCAACTAACGCAAGTTCAGGCGCATATGGAATACCTCAAAGTTTACCAGGGTCTAAGATGGCAAGTATGGGTTCTGACTGGCAAACCAACCCAGTAACCCAATTACGATGGATGGCTTCATATACCCTATCTAGATACGGTAGTTTTGCGGCAGCACTACAGCATAGCTACAATGTGGGATGGTATTAGTCGCTAGGACGCTTCAAGGAGCTTCTTATGCGGTTAATACCGCCAGAGGTCATGGGATTCCTCCCGACCCCTTACCTCTGGATGAGCAGTTATATGATTGCTGCCCATCAAAATATATGGTTGTACGAAGCTCCGCAAGGAGTGGGGCTTTACCCCTTAAAGCAGACTCACGGTCATTACCGATGAAAGATGACCACCAGGCTAGTTTAACGTTAGAACAGCTGCTATATCAACGTGTGTAGTAGTAAGATGTAGGTTCAACTCCTACGCCTGGTTTTGTGGGGGTGTATTGGTTAGATTTGTGGTAAAGCCGTTTACGGACACCATGAAGACGGCTGTTCGAGTCAGCCCACCTCCACCATAGAATTTATTTCATAATTGAATACAATAGACGGTAGAATAATACTTGAAATGGTAATAATAATCTCACACAAGGTAAAACACCCCTTTTTAACGATGTGGGGCGCATCGAGATGTTTCCACCTACCTTTCAACCAGTAGGTTACGTTTCGGTTGAATCCGTAACCTACTGGTATATTTTAGAAGAGAGTCTGAGTAACGATTGGTTGCCGACGAATCTGCTCACCCTTGAGGGAGCTGAGTTCGTCATTGATGAGGGCAATCCTCATCTCATGGTTAGTAATGAGCTGTGATAGCTCACGTTCGGTCAGTTGGCGCAGGTTGCACGACTGACCGTTAATCATGTGTCGCATTGTTATCCTTTCCTTGATTCATCACGAGGTGAGTCAGTAAGGCCCACAGTTCATCTAAAGCAACCTCATAGAGGGCTTTGATGTTGCGGAGCATTAGTTACTCCCCTCGTAGTTACGTAGGTCGTCAAACAGTTCCCGCAACATCCAGTGAGGCGGGTCGGGTTCCTTCGGCTCTTCAACCTCATCGTCCTTGGGCGACAGAGCATCCCAAGTGGCGTCGCAAGCTGCCTTGCGCTCATCGGTCGGTATCAGCCCGAAGGCTACACTAAGATGAGCTTCTGCCAGGATTCGGAGAAAACTCTGCGAGGTCACATAAATTATCTCCGTGTGTCCATTGGAACAGGCTGCTTCAACATGGCTCGCCTTCAGGTAGTCCAAGAAGAGGACCAGGTGAGCGTTGTCGGGGGTGATGTCGTAGTCAGTACTGCAAGTATCGCAGTTCTCTCGCATTTCTCGCACTTCCCTTCTTTGTGAGCTTGGAGTACCGCCAGCATTTCACCGACAGATGGTTTGGTGGGTGGAGTTTCAAAAGCGTGGATGGCGTTATGGTCACTTCTATGAAGTCTCACTAGGTGGCATTTTAATTGCCTAAAGCGAGTTTCTACTGAGCCACGATACAATCGTCGAGGCCAGTACACATGATGAACGTCATAAAAATCTTGAGACTTTGGTTCTCGTGAATGACGGCCAGCCACCGTAATCACCTACTCTCTTCTAATTGTCAAGGTTCTTATCTTATAGATAAGCAAAAAGGCGCTCGAAAGCGCCCTAATGTTTAGCTATAACATCTTACAGACTCGCTTTATCTGTAGGGTTATTAACTACCCCAAAAGCGACTAATAATCCTAAGGCTACACTCGTAACCGTACTAAGGGTAGCGTCGTCAATTATAACGACACCGAATGCCTTTAGCACGAGGGCTAGGGCAGCTATTAAGCTAGTGTAAAGTACGGGTGATTTCCATCTGTTCTGCATTTTATTTCTACTTTCTTGATTCTCTTTAATAAATTGTGTTACCCATTTTTTGAAGTTTTTGTATTCCCTCACAGGGTCTGGCTCTTTCTTCATGTATATTCGAACTATGCTCCTACTACTCTAAGTATCAGCACGATTAAAATTACTGCGACTAATATGTAGAATAATGTTCCAATCATCGCTCAATCACCATTGCTACAGCAGCGACTAGGGCTGCGATACCAGCTATCAAGCCAGTATAAGCTAATGCCCAAATTAAGTTGATACCTATTGCGACAAGGAACACTATTGTTGCTATTCTTGCTATCATTTTATTCTCCTTTTATTTAATCTTATACTTCAGTAACAGTGCTGATATCGACCCAGAACTTCCATCCCTGTACGTCGATTTCTGCTAACCATACACCATTGTTGAAGCCCATATTAAGAACGGTATACGTGCCAGGGATTTCGTAGTGTGAACCTACCTGTAACACCTGGTCACTAGTATTTCCAACACCACCACCAACCTCGGTCAGGGGCATCACTGGAATACCGTTATCATTCCAAGTGAAGTCTTTAGGGCAAAGTTCATTAGTCTGGACTTGCCAAATACCGCCAACATTTAGCATATTATCTACACGGTAGGCTTCAGGGAAAACGAATTTGCTACCGATATTAAGAACTTGGTCAGGTGTACTGCTAGCGTTCATTGGTGGCGTTGATACCGCTGGAGCTGATTGGCTGCCATTTACTGCATCAACTAACTCGTGCAAACGTGGCTCAAGTACCATTGGACAAGATGTTGCGGCATCTGATACGTCTTTATGCCCAAATAGGTTTTTTCCCACAACAAGCGGTAGTAAGTTATGACGAGTAGCAATATCTCGTACTAGTTCGACGAGAGTATTAAAGGTAACTGGGTCAATCTGCCAGTCTGGTGCACTAGTTAGATTAACGTTCTCGATGCCGATTGAGCGGCAGTTATGAGGCCAGTCACCAGCATGCCAGGCGATATCCTCCTCTTTAACATACTGGTCTACGTTATTGCTACGGCCAATACCATAGTGTGCGGAAGTACCACGAGCGGCGTTCCTAAAGGTAGCACCAATACCGTCAAAGTCAGTAGTAGCGGCATGGTGGATAACGATTTCATCAATCGTAGTATTTTCTCTACCCGATGTAAAATTAGTATTAGCGGCTGGGTTCTGTCGAATAGCGTAAGTCATTATTTACCACTCCCCATTTGGTCAAGCTCTTCTTGAGCTATTTCTTGAGGTTCGTTTGTTGTTTGAACTGCCATGATATTCTCCTCTATTTACGATTATTAGATTGAATTATTGTAGTTGTACCTGGTGCCCCATTAGCACCATTAGCACCAGTAGCACCAGTAGCACCCGTAGCACCAGTAGCACCCGTAGCACCAGTAGCCCCTACAGTAGTTACGTCTTTAGGTGCTTCAGTTATGGTGAACCAATTAGAGTAGTGCTCAAGAGTTACTTTTCTGATTGGATTTACTTCGAAAGATACAGTTACTCTTAGCCGAAATTTCCCTGCTGGCAATGAGTCTGGGATTACCAGTGGTATCTGTACTGTGCGACATCCAGTTGGCAGAACTGCCCGTGGGCTGTCTGCTGTAAAGATTAAACCATCAACAAACTCTTTAATGACAGTTGCTGGTACATCAGTATATTTACAATAATCAATTGTATAATAGGTGATGTCTCCCTGCATATAAGCTGTCTTTGGGGTTTTATAGTCACCTATGAACTCTAACGTTTTGTATGGAATGAATGACCAGTATGCCGTGAGTAACAATGCGATAGTTACAAAGCCTAGTAATATGAACATAAGCCATTTATATACATTATCTACTTTACGATGATTGAGGGGTGTCATTACTTTAATACCAACCTTAATACCGCTAATATAACTGCTCCACCGAATACAGTTCCCACCCATACAAGTACCACTTTTACCCACATAGGAGCGTAGAGTAGGCTCGACTCACGGCGATGCTCTCTAAAGTGCTTGTTTAAGTCTAGCTCTGCTTGCAGTTCTTTCGCCGTCTTCTTCATACTATTATTATTACACCTGTTGCTCTAAGTCGCAAGTGTCTAAGTACGCTATTACAGCTTGAGCTATTTTACCCAATGATACTGTCCTATACTCTTCTTCGGTCAGCCAGTAAGTGTGACCATTAACATAACGTTGATGAGTACCTGGTTCACCAGATATAATAGATACCTTTTCGTTTACAGGCTCTTTCACTGGAGCTTCTTTAATCTTCAGTTCGCCCTCTTCCATGTCTAATACTTCTTGTGGGAGTTCACTCCACTTACTAAGTTTAATATACTTTCCATCCTGAAAGTAATTTACTACACCTGTTGTTCTGACTACCTTTTTATATATCATATTATCTAACCTAGCATACTTTGTTTAATAAGTCAACACTATTTTCCTTTTAACCAATTACCGAGGTTAGTAGACATAGCTTTGCCCGATAATCTATTAGCTACACCAGCTCCAGGTACCAAGTTTAGTGCTCCCTGTGCACTAGGTCCATACCTATTAAATGGTATCAATGGACTTGTAAGACCACTCTGGGCTACTGAGTACGGCATCCATGGGGCTACCTTAGACGCTATAGTTGGGTCTTGCTGCATAATTTGGTCACCCAAGGTCTTTGATTTAGCGCCTGGATTTCCGTAGTTAAGAGCTCCGTCCCACATAGCAGATACAGCACCAGAGGCTACCCACATAGCAGCAAACGCAGAAGCCCTTTGTCCTGATTTAATATTAGAGTTCTGTTTGATAACTGCATCGAGCTTTTTAACAGCGTCTTTAGCGATAGCTATCTGTTCACCTAATGTCTGCAGGTCTGGAGCACCCTTAATCTTAGCGCCACCCTTAATAGCTTTCTCAGCATCCTTTAGCCTAGTAGCTAAAGCATTATATGCCATCCTACTCTCACCTAATGCAACTTTACGTGGGTCACCTGTCTGAAGCACGTCCAGTACCCTAGTATCTTTAGCTGTGAATATCTGTTTAACAAAGTTAGATTCAGCTAGAGGGAATCGTTGGAACATTCCAAAGGCTTTTTTAATTACTCCCTTACCCCTGAGTATCTCTGGTCGAGCTGCTGAGTTAGCACCAAACATAGTATTATTAGTCACCATGTTGCCGCTTATTTCAGCTTGCTTAGCTAATTGTGGGTCTTTCATGGCTATTCTAAAGGCTTCGTCTTCTGTTTTACCAGCAGATTTAGCGGTCTTATAAACATCGGATTTTATTATCTCATCAGCAAATCCCCATAGAGTAGGTTGGTGAACAGCGCTAGCTTCACTGGCTCGGTTTACGTCTGTCTTTTGCAGGAACTTACCAAAATTACTCTTAGCTTGACTTGCACCAGCGGCTGCGTCTTGTGATACTGTCAGGTCGTGGAACCATCCATGCTCTTTCAAGATAGTATGCTGCATATCTTTACTAAGGCCACTGACTGCTTTGCGGCCAGCACTAGTGGTATCTGCAACAGCCTGTAACTTCTGGAGTTGTGCATACATGGCATTCTTTGGGTTCATATATAGGGCGTTACGATAGTATGCGTTACCTAGTCCCTGTACGGCTTTATCTGCTAAGCTAGATGAACTTCTGTTCACCATGTCTGATAGAGCCCTATTCATATAGTGGACACCATCGTTGAAGTCTACAGTATTCCTCCTGATACTAGCTGGGACTTTACCAATACCCTCTTCCCATGCTTTCATTACTGGAGTAAAGGCTAGGTGGTCAATCATACCATTAGCATAATTAGGTAATAAGTCAAGTATGTTTTCGTTGTTCAACTTACCCCTTGAGTCTTGGTTCCTAGGTAGAACGTGACCACTCTCAACTCTTGTCTTAGCATCTGTTAAGCCTCGTGAAAGATAATCTGCGCTCTCCCCGTAGTCTTTCATCATCTGGTATGGAGTATAATTGTCCCTAACTGGAATACCTTGTTCTTGCATTTTAACTTTAATAGCATCTAGGACTTTAACGGTATTATTATATATGTCTTTTTCGGCTTGGGTATTAAATGCCTTGTCGCCTAATGTACGATTTTCTAGGGCATTATTAAGTTTCTTACCGAACGCTGTCCGTGAAGTTTGAGTATCTCCAATCATCTTTTTAGACTGTTTACTAATAGCCTGTAACGATGGTCGCAGACTTATCTTTAGGTCTGATGAAACTTTCTGTGCTTTGACCAACTGCTGGGAAACATCAGCACCAAAGCTACCTAGTGTTTCTGTAGCTCTCTGGATGGTATTGGTGCCAGCACTAATAGCTTTATTAATTTTCTGAGAAGTTGTTTGGTCTACCTTTGGAACATATTTATCCAAGAAGTCAATAGTATTCTTGTTTAGACCTTGAATATTTAAATCTTTTGGAGTACCTTGAGCAATTTCCTCGGCCGTACTCTTAGGTAAGTCTACTTTATTAATATCTTCTACAGCCTTTTTGCCCTGATTGACTACTTCCATAGGCTTCAAAGTGACACCATTAGAGTCAACGCCAATAACGTCTCTCATTTGCTTCTCTGTAGCGCCAGCGGCTTTTAGCCCTGCAACTTGTTTCTTCTTACTTAGACCCTGTAGAGCATCGGTAGCCTGTTTTACTTGAGCATCTGTCATCGTTATATTGGCTTCGAGTATGTTCTGACCAGGAGTAATCTCTGCTCCGATATTAGTAGGCTTAGGCAAACTATCTGACATTTTAGGTGTCTTAGTAGATGCTTTAAGTGAACTCAGGTGGTCTAGTTCGTTTGTAACGGCCTCTCTAGCGACCTCTGCATGGTATGTATGTAAGTCTCCGCTAAATGGTAGTTTGCCCATTCCATCTAGGTCAGGTACGCTGCCTAAATCGTTCAACCATCCATCTATACCGTCTGGTAATGTACCGTTTTTACGTCTATCATTCAGTACCATAGCTAGTTTTTCGTTAGCACTATCAGCAGCACTGGTCCCAGGCTTACTCTTAAAAGCCTTCTCTCCAACAGATAAACTTTTACCAGATATTATATCTTTCATATAACTGTCTGTATTATTAAGAAATTTTGTCTCACTCTTTACATATTCTGGAGAAACTGGTGTCTTCCCTACTTGTGGGGCACCATCAAAAGCAGGAGTCGGAGCATCTTTTAATGTATTGTAGTCTTTCTGTACGAGTTTACTAGCTGAAATATGCCATACGTCACCATTGGCATCTGGTGTGCCAGCTACCTTACCGTCTATTTGACGTTCATAGTTCTTCCATTCGTCTAGAGTTTTAGGCTTATATTGCTCCCTAGTACCATCTTTACGAACGACAGAAACTACAGGAGCTTCTTTTACTAACTGGGCCTCAGTTTTTATAACTGGTTTATAATTAGGGTCAAAAACAGCTCCATCAGGATTACTAACTTTTAGCTTGGGGGTAGAGGCTATTGCTTTCGCACCTGGCGTGATAGTAGGTGGAACTGATGGCATTGCAGGATTTTCCATTTGTGCAGCCTTAGCAAGGTCTGTAATCGGCATCTGTGCGGAAACTACAGGGGCGTTAGTCTCAAGAGGGACGTTCTGAGCAGTAATAGGTGTTGGTGTCGGAGTAGAAGATTCAAATGGGTTTAAGTCCACTTGTCCAGAGGGGGCTTTTACATCACCATTTATTACTAAAGTAGGAGGGGTTTGGTCAACCATATGAGCAGCTGCAGCTGTAGTCTGAGCCCTATCTAAAGTACTTAGTTCTTGTTTAGCGGCAACTTGCCCTAGGCTAGTTTTTAGGCCAGCAGTTCTATTAACTGCGGCGGCTGTATCAGCTACAGCTCCAGGCCCAGTTATAGCGCCGAACCCAGCTCCCATTACTCCTCCAATTACACCACCAGTAGCCATGTTCTTAGCATAGTCACCGATAGTAGCGTTTTTATCACTAGCCGTCATAGAAGCACCATAACCAGCGCCAAGCAGTGCATTACTACCAGCTTCTTTACCTACATTTTCTAGTACGGTTTTTACTCCAGTACCCACGCCTTTAGCTAGTGAACCCGTGCCTAAGGTTAATAGGTTCAGGGCTGTAGTAGCTGCCCCAGCGGCAGTCTTTTGAACATCTACTTTTTGAGATGTATCAAGTGCTGGTTGTAGCTTATTCTGAGAGTAAGTATCTAATGCGCCAGTAGCTTTAGCAAATTTACTGTTCTCATCTTTGACAGCCTGGCTATCCCAACGTTTATCGTTAGGATTATTAACATCTACTAATTTGCTAAGAGCATCTTTATGTTGTTGAGTAATCTTATCTCTAGCTTGCCTAACCTTATCTAAAGTATCAGCGGCTACTTGTCCAGCTGCTACGTTATATATTCCAGAGACAGCATCAATAGCTGGGTTCACTACCCCTCCCATAACCATATCTGACGCTACTTTTGGAGCAGCAGCAAAGAAACCACCGACACCACCGCCGCTGTTACCTTGGTCAACTCCTAGCTTTGCGCCAGTGTCTGAATTATATCCGTCCCAAAAACCAGCCATTATAATACCCCTACATATAGTTTACGTTATTACGTCGGCCATTGAACCAGTCACTAAGCATACCTGCCTGGCTACCACCTACAATATTACTCCGAACATCTTGCCCAGTATTGTTAGTGGGTTTCATAGAATTTGCCTGGTCTGGTTGTAGGTACCCACCGTAGTGGTTTTTAAAGGCTGCTACTATTTCACTATAGGTCTTATTAGCATTATTAGGATTAGCGATAAATGCCTTACCTTCTTTTGAGGCGGTGAAGGCATCGAGGGATGTCTTATCCCCTGTCATAGCAGCACCATATAGTTTAAGATTCTTATAGTCAGAGGTAAACTGTGCGTCCTGGCTACTCTGAGAACCTTTTAATACATCTGGTACTTGCTTGCCAACAGCTTGTGAATATTCTAGTACGCTAATAGGTGTGCCATCTGGTTTGAAAAAGTTATATCCACCGTCTGCGGATACTTGTTTCTGGTAGTTTTTTGGGTCTGTTAATGCCGATGCCATGCTATCTTTAACAGCTTGAATTTTCCTAGCATCTGCTTCTTGCGAGTAGGCCAGTGCTCTAGCTGCAGTTGCTTGTTTAGTAGCAGTATCAGCTGCTCCTCCAAAAGCATTCTGAGCACCCGTAACTCCGCCAGCTCTAAAATCAATAGCAGCCGCATTCTGTATATGCTGAATATCGGCAGCGTTACCATTAGGAGAGTTACCTATCCCAGTCTGTGCTGCATTTGCTGCCTGTGCTAACGTAGTTCCGTAAGTTGGATTCATGCTCTATCTCCCATAATTCTGTTGCGCTAAGCCTATATCTTGAGTTCTGTAGCCCTGACCAGCCAATGACGATATCCAATTAGCAGTATCTGTTTTATATTGTGACTGAGTTTTACCGAATAGGTCGTTAAGACGAGCGTTCTCGTTGCTAACTTTTTCACTTGCCAGAGCTGTACCTTGGTTAGTGATAAAGTCAGTAAGATGCCTATCCAAGTTAGCCTTCTCGGTAGTATTAAAGTCGATAGCTCTACTCCCCTTAGTCTGTAGGTCAGTAAGCGTCCTCGTATTAAGTAAGTTCGTAGTATCTCTTTGTGCCTGGTAAGCAGTAGTCTGGTCTGAGGAGGAAAGGTTACGAGCAAGTTTAGCTGTATCAAGTTGACCAGCTCCTCTACCCATTATACCCTGGTCTCCCATAGCTAACCTAGCAGCATCTTCTGCTGCCGTATTAGCATTGCCCTCAGTAGTTTGCCAACTAGCCTCTTTCGCCTGATTCTGCGCTATAGCAGAAGCAGTATCTTGGTTTGACCTAGCCGTATTAGTCGTTATATCTTGCTGAGTTTGGCCTAGTGAGGTATCAGAAGCTAGTTTACTAGCTGTTGTATCAGCCTGAGATTGTGATAACTTATTAGCTTGGTCTGTAATAAACCTATTAAGGTTGTCTTGATAAATAGGATTTACTGATGTAGCAGCTGTATTCTGGGCATTTTGCCAAGCGGCGTTAGTATCACGATAGATAAATTTAGGTTGAGCGGCAAACTCAGCAGCACGTTGATTGCTGTCGGCTACTAGTTGGGCTGTCTGGTCACTTACTGCTTTTTGCATAGCTAGTTCTTGAGGTGTATAAGCAGAGACAGATATGTTGGCCGCCGCACTACCGAGCGTAGAAGGAGCTGGAGTCGTTTTTACAACTGGATTCGGAGCGGCAACAGGAGCAGGAGCCTTATAATTAGGGCTCAGTGTAGAATTAGGTATATTGATATACGCCTTATTCATAGGAGCAGCAAAATTTGGGGCGGTGTAACCAGGCATGTTAGTTGTTCGCTTTCATTTATGTTTTATTATGATGTATTATTGTTATAGTGTAAAGTGTCTAGACCGAAGGATTAGTTATGGCTGGTAAATTAGTTACCATATATCTAAAATTAAACGCACAATAACTTCCTACTCCATAGAATGTAGTAGTTTGGTCCCAAGAATATACTTGGTGTCTGACTGTGATATAAACAGCATCAACTTCCGTAAATATTTGTTCATCTCCATAACCCCAACAGTGCCATTTATTGGAGAAGGTGCTGCTGGTGGATTATCGGCTTTTGTAACATAATAATATGACTCAACCTTTGGTATGAACGGCATATTATGTTGTACCCTAAATAATACTTCATTGCAAAGTAATTTAGAATATCCGCCTCCAGAACCAGTATCGGTGATGACAGTTCCTCCAGTCATAGGTAATACTTGAATCTGTTTGAGTGTTGGGTCCATATCCACTGTCATTTTTTGCTTACGACTATCATACTCAATGTCCGAAGTAGTAACGTCTGTTTCTGAAAATAGTATCCCTGCTTTTTTCATTCTGATATACTCAACTGGTCTTTTAATATTACAAAACAGAAGTCACCTATAATTGAGGACTGAATACCATGAAGCCCTATATAATCTCCGTTTGCTATGGTGAAAGCAAGTTGATTATAAATAGAAGTTGAATAATATTCATTTCTCCATGGGATATTAAACCCAGAATAATAGGATAGAAATATCTGAGTTGGAAGTTTGCATAGTAGATAAGAGGGTGGATACCCAGCATAATGATAGATATAACTATAACCATAACTATTAATAGTTTGTTGGATTACTCTATGTACCGCAATCGTCTTTTTAGTTGTATCGAGTGAGAATCCAAGCATAGACTTATCCCCCACTGAATTATAGGTACTACCATCTAGAAATTTAGCTCCTATACTACTACCAAGCGTGGAAGAACCAGTAAATGTAGCTGCTTTCGATACATAAGGTTTTTCTATATCTAGGTTATAAACCCTATACTTAACCCTAAAAGTTACAGCAACTTGACCTTCTGTTGGCAAATATCTAGTAAAAAATATTAGTTCATTTTTAGAAGAATTTACAACGCTAGGGTCATATTCAGAAGAAGCTGGTTCGCCTGTTTGGTTCAGCCCTGGAGTACCAGAAATAAGTTTAATATTAGCCTCAAATAACGGAAAGAAATTTAGTCCATGCAATATTACTGTAATAGGTGAATTATATATAGCAGTAGTGCTACTAGTAGGTGCAATATATGGTAATGATATGTCTATAGTACCTTGAAAGGCTATTTCTAAAAACTTATCACGTGAATCATAGACTTTCTTATAGTCGGCAGCAGTTTCGATTGGAACGCCAGATTGTGCAATAGCGATTCCATTAGGCATCTAGATTTCCAATCCAGCCTACGTCAACACCGTTTTCGTCTTGAATAACAATTCTTCTATTTGTACCATCAATAATAACACCGCCTACTTGTATCTTATCACCTAACGACCCACTGGTAGGGCTATGGTCAAAGTTTATCATATTGCTACCAGCTGCGGCAGACATTTGAGGTAGGTTATTGATGCTAGGCGCACTAGAAATAGAGCGTGAGTAGAATTTATTGAAGCCAGCGTCAGCATAACTCATCACATATTAGTTTGAGTTGCGCTAAACCACACCTCAAATCCTTCAATTTTAGCTGGAGCGCTATTAGAATTACCGCTTACCTTAAAGTCAAAGTCTCTTCCCTCAATAGGGTGATTAGATGGTACATTTATTGTAGTAATTGGTTCTACTAGTTGACCAATAGTCTGCCAGTTGTTATCTTTAGACCCATATGCTTTAACCCTAAGTACTGCTCCAGCTATATTGGTAGCATAGAAATACATACCATTAAGAGGTTTCATAATTGAATCACTCCAATGAGTAAGCCTATTAGGTCCGAATGTTCTGCGTCCATACTGTACAAACCATGGGATTGTATCCGTCCAGTCTAGGTTAGTGTCTTCATCTAAGAACATATTACCGTTCTCATCTAAGAAGTAACACCTAGCAACTCCACTAATACTGCTAACAAATGAGAATACTTGTCGCCTAGAGTGAGCCTCTCTCCACCAAATATTCATATCAAAGTTATAAATGAAACGAGTTATCTTAGAAACACCGTCTACGGTAATAGCACCAACACTTAATTTATAATTACTATCGTACATAACAGCAGAAGATTGAGAAAGATTAGTACTAGATAGGTTATTCAAGTATTTATTCTTGATAGCCCTAGAGATAATTTGGTCTGTACCAGCGTTACTATCTCTAGCCCTTACCTTGCCAGTTGCGTCTAACCATATGATATGAGTACCGTTGCTACAGATAGTATCGTTAGATATACAGCCAATATCCTTAAAGATAGGTATAAAGTTAGCATTGTCGTATTGCCAAAGAGAAGAAGTAGTAAATATATTCATCCTATTATTTGATGATGCCCACCCACTAATAGCGGTACTGGCAGTTTTACCAGCAGCTATAAATAGGAAATCAGCAGTTTGTGGAGAACGATAGTCTGTATTCCATAAAATACAAGCTGTGCTATCTCCCTGTCTATCTTTAAGCCAAAGTTCATCTGTCTTAGCCATCTGATAACTCATAGTGCCATTGATAGTGCCAGTACCAGCCCCTGTTAGGTCAATGTTAGCACTAATTTTTGCATCGGATAAGCTACTAGCTACCTTGAATGTCGTAGAACTTATATTTATCACATAGTAAGTAGTTCCCGAAACTAAGGGTGCTGGAACCGTACCCGTAGATGTAAATATAATCGGTTGACTAGTAGGGAAGTTAGTAGTGCTAGCTACGGTGAATAAATCTGTCGTGGAGTCTACGCTTGAAATACTACTAGTAAATGGTAAGAAATTGAATGTATCTTTTGAATTATCTACTGACGTTGGGACTATAGTATACATTTTAGTATCTGTACCAGCTTTATAAACGTCTATATCCATGCCAACCTTTACATAACGAGCAGAGTCAACCTTAATTTGCATCTCAAAGTTTGTCTGTACGGATGAGAAAAGACCAAACTCGCCAGTTCCTACAAAGTTAGTAGCACCCTGGTTAACTGAAATATTCAATCGGTAGTATTGGTAAGCCGTCGTATTACTTGTTTTATATGTACGAACTTCTGTAGTGGCCGTCCAGACTGGAACATTCGTCTGAGTATCAAGAGTTGTCCACGTAGTGCCGTCAGTAGAACCCTCAAAGGTCCAAGTTTTAGGACTACGATTAATATTAGCGGAATCAGTTTCGGCTGATACGGTGTAGAAGTTGATAACTTTTGAGTTACCTGAGCCGAAATCATACCGAACCCAACCAGTAATAGCATTAGCAAGCCACCGAGTAGTGTAGCTCCTATCAAACGCATTCCATGATGCATTACCTGCACTTTGGTCACTTGAAGATGATGTAGTTCCGAACGGAGTAGTAGCACTTGTCATTGCTGGAACTTGATTGACTAGGTCGGTAGGGGCATATGTATTATCTATAGCGGCGTTTACATAAGTAATAGCGCCCCTCTGGGGGGAACTCACATAGGCCCTGTCTGGATAAACGGTGCTACTAACTTCTACGTTCATAGCATATAAAGCACCACTATTCTCACCTATAAACTGAGCTTTTGGAGCACCAAATAAGTTCCTAGTAGAAGATATCGCTAGTGCTGGAGTAATATTCTGGATAGTCTGCCTAGCCAATGTATCCGTAGTCATACCAGCTACATATAGTTCGCCGCCATTCATTACAAAACTCAGTTTGCAATTTAATGGATAGTCTGTTTTAATATCAGTAGATGTATCTGTGGTGGGGTTATAATAACTTAGTACTGTATTGGTAGTATTATTATAAGCATAGAATATCTTAATACCAGTATCAAATTGCGCCTCAAAAGCTCCTAATGGATAAGTAGCAGCGAATGTTTTGAATAGAGAATACCCAAGTCGTCGTTCAGACCCACCGATTTCACGGTCAAAGCGCATATTCTCAGCGTTATATACTTCGTTAGGTTGCTTAAACTGCCAAGTAGTAGCATTCTGCATCCCCCCACTAATATCAAATACTTGATGCTGAGCCATTAGAACCGTCTCAAACCACGTGAATGGCCTGAATCGGGTTTCATATTCATTGGTGTACCCATATCCAACTTATTCATACGTTGTAATTTAACTATCTCAGTGTTATAGTCACCCATAAATGACCTAGAGACTGACATATACTGAGGTTCAGTAACAGCTCTCTTTAGGTAGTAGCGTCCCAGTAGGAACATCTTATATATTCTAGGAGTAGGTGTTATTAGTACATCAGCCATACTAGTAACTTCAGTAAACTCTTTCCAGTAGTACACATTGATTGCGCCTGTAGCAGATGTAAGTGGGGCAGGCCATAGGCACAGTTCATTAGTCGTTTCATCTATAGATATATAGATTAGCTTATCGTTAGATGCAAGAGTATTATCAAAGTCAAGCATTTCATATTCTTGCATACTAATTCTTCGGTAAGTATCAGTTCTTTGGTCTATGGCGTTGATATATTGCATTCTATCAAATTTCACCAGGTTAGTAGGTAGCGCAACACGCTTACTGTTGGCGACTACGTTTAGTAGCTGGCTTGTCTTCAAAATCCTATATGGACGGCGTGATTGAGAGATTACATCGTCATTCACTTCATTAATTAAAGCTATAGCTCCTTGGACTGACATATGCTGTTGGGTTGTATCGGATACTTCCTCGAAGAACTCATTAAGTAGAAAACCAACTGTCTTACGTCCGTAACCTATTCCAGGGATAGGGTCGCTTAAATCTGTTTCAGTTGAATCGTATGTACCGTAGAACGATACCTTATAAAAGTAACTCGTTAGACCAGCTATATCGTCATAGACTGTTTCTAGCGAAGAGTTATCGACATCTACAACCACTTCGGCTAGTTGGCTATAAGCTCCAGCAGACCCCGTAGTTGAACGATAGAATCGAACTTTATCGTACTTTAATACATAAACTGGGGTGTCGGCATCGTGGGCGTATAGAGTAGCTCCAATTGTCATGGCAGCCCCTGGAGTTATAGTACCGCTTAGGGTAACTGTCTCAGTTCGTTCATTCCCCATCTCGCCAATCATTATTTTCTGAGCAGTTACAAATCGGTCATTGTTGGAGACTGTTATTGATACGGCCCCTGCGACCATGGGGATGGTCAGGTATGATTTCTCTAATCCTTGAGTTAGTATATTCTTAGAACGTAGTTTCATATTTACTTATTTAATCCTATTATTGGTTTGATGTCTACTGTCAGGGTTGGCTTATCAGAAGTAACCCCATAGTATACTGACTCACGACTGCTATCTAATGAAGGTCTAATAACGTCAATATTACTATTTAGAGAAATTGACCCTATGTCTAATTCAGGTTTATTTGTATAATCTACTAGATTAATAGGTAGGTACGCTTCGCCTAAAAATGTACCTCCCCATATTCCGAATCCTAATCCTAAATTCATTTTATTTTACCTTTATTCATATACCTATTTTAGTTATTAGTTACAAGTAGACTTTCTGTTTAGGATTAGGGGTTAGAGTGGAATTACTGCTATTCTTCTATTTGAAAATGAACCGGTACTGGCAGTTAGAATTGCATACTTTAATGTAAACGTCGTTGAGCCAGGCGTTAGTCCTGTGAGTAGTTGACACCAACTAGCCTGCAGGTCATTGGATACATTTTCACTTTTCTTAAATAAAGCCTGGCTATTTGATGCCGCAATAGTGTTAGCGCCTGAAGCGACAAAACTAACTAACGAATACGCACCCAAAGTATTATTTTGTATGTTTGCGGTTATTATTATTAGTGCCAGACCATTCGCCCCAATAGTTACCGTAACACTTGGCCCAGGCGTAGTTAAATCAACATAACTTGAAGATGTAGTAGTTTCAGAAGTTAATACACTTGCACTAGTAGCTCCAGTTGCTAATGAGTTTGGCCCAATATTCGTTAGTGTATTAGTTGCACCCGATATGCTTTTACCTGTCAGTGTATCTGTAGTAGCTCGTCCTACTAAAGTATCAGTTGAGGTTGGTAGGGTGAGTGTACCTGTATTTACTATTGAGCTAATGTGAGGAGTTACTATTGTTGGGCTTGTATCAACAACAAACTTCGTCCCTGTTCCTGTTTGTGAGGCGATAGAGGTTGCGTTACCAACTGAGGTGATTGGGCCTGTCAGGTTCGCATTTGTAGCATCATTACCGTTAAGTTTCTGAATAGCTTGTAGGATTGAATCGGTAGCTGCTACGGTTCCAGCACCTGAAGTGTAGCCAGTCAAGACTTTAGCAATCACGGGGGCATTTGTTAGGGTGGTAGCGTTACCAACACTCGTCACATCACCAGTTAGGTTGGCGTTTGTGATGACAGTAGTTGCGTTGCCAACCGAAGTAACTCCACCAGTCAAGTTAGCGTTCGTAATCACGGTGGCGGCATTACCAACAGATGTCCCCCCTCCTGTTAAGTTGGCATTAGTGACGACGGTAGCAGCGTTACCTACCGACGTTACCCCACCTGTTAGATTGGCGTTCGTAATCACGGTGGTGGCATTTCCTACTGATGTAACCCCACCAGTCAGATTTGCATTGGTTGTGACGTTGCCAGCCGTTAGCGAGGCGGCCGTACCCGTCAGGTTTGTACCAGCACCAGAGAAAGTAGTGGCGGTCATAGTTCCAGTACTATTGATTGATAACAATACCGTAGCTGAACGAATCCAGCGGAATACATCACCTGATGTGTCAATGCGCCATCGTCCTGCTGGAGCAGTCTGGGCGGTATCGGTAAAATAAGCGGCCGGGGCAGACTTAGAGATTGTCAGGTCGCCTGTCATCGTATCACCCGCTTTTAAGACTCGTAGGCTATCGGCCGTAGCTTGAGCGGTTGAGACAGGCTTACCTGCATCCGAGGTGTTATCAACCGAGCCTAGCCCGACATCACCCTTAACTATGCCTGTTGGGGTTACTAGCGCAGGAGAGGTAGCAAATACAGCTGCTCCCGTACCCGTTTCGTCGCTTAGAACACCTTTTAACTGTAGTGAGGTGGTAGCGGCGAACTGTGAGAGCGGGTTGGCAACGAGGGCGTCACCAGTTCCTGACCCAGCTGGACCACGTATATTCTCGATTGGACTACCCCATGCGCCTGAAACTTGTTCATAAACATCACCATTAGCAATATTTAGATAGTAGTCTCCATCAGAATGAAGGGTTGACGGTATACCAGAAGCTGAGTACCATACTGAACCATTAGTACCTGCTGCACCAGTCGCTCCAGTAGCGCCTGTGGCACCAGTCGTACCAGTGACACCCTGAATACCCTGGATACCTTGACTACCAGTAGCGCCCGTGGCACCAGTCGAACCAGTTGTACCTACGGGGCCGATAATGCTAGTCGCAGTACCCCATGCACCAGCGGCTTTGGGACCATAGACGGTATGAGCAGTAGTATCTATATAGAAATCACCATTAATACCTAAACTAGAAGCAGGTACTCCTGAGCCATTAAGTATAGTAAGACCATCTACACCGTTAGGACCAGTTGCTCCTGTGGCTCCGTTAGGACCAGTTGCTCCTGTGGCTCCAGTAGGACCAGTAATTCCATTGATAATATCATCAGAATATAAACTGTTAGCTATAATCCATCCAGCGACAATATACTGGGCAGTAGTGCCACCTTGTGCACGTACAATAGTAAGCACATCACCAGTGACATTTGTAACCTGTAATTTTTCAGAATTATCCAGAGTAGTTAGTGAACCTGGGGGAGTCCCTGTTACATAAAATGGGACAACAGGCATGCGAGAGCCTTCACCAGTCCGTAAACTTAGGGTAGTTCCCGATATATTGGGACTCGGTGCAGTTTGTACGATGCCTACCGCAAAATCTTTAATATTGACTGTAATGGCTTAATTCTCCTTTAGTGCTAAGTATGTTCTAATAAGCGTTTAGCTTCAAGTGTCAAAGTATAAATTCTTTTTTCCATACTTTTAATGATTCTGAACTTTTCTTAATTTTATAAGATTTTAGTTCTGGTTTACTATCTGGTGGGGCATAGTAGACGCTCTTAGGGTTCATCTCTACCCTTAGTCCATTAGACCAAAAATAATCAGATAACTGGACTGATTGGTATAGTGGGTCTTTCCTAATTGCTATAACCGCCTTTTTAATAGCAGTAGTCCTAATAATTGAACCGTATAGATAACCTATAGATACTGGGTATTGAGCATCACCATGTACTTCAGACAGCTTTACACCGTCTTTGTACGACAACCCAACTGGGCTTAACTCACTATCATAGTCTATAGTAGATGTTACCATAGCTAACTTCCTATATGATTGGTTAAACCTAAATATATCTAGGGAGTTATCTAGTTGCCCTTTTAGGAAGGATGAGTCTTCCTCTAAAAACAAAACAAAGCGACCCTTAACTTCAGATAACGCTTTAGTAATATCTTTTTGGACTATTAGTTCATAGTCTACAAATTTAAATTCATCTTCTATTCTTTGCCACTGACCCTTTTGAAGTCTTGACACCACTACTGATAAAATCATAATATTCCCTTATTAACCCCTCTTCGGTCTCTAAATGTTGCTTTATATTGCGGTTGGATAGTTTGTCTAGTTTTAAACTTACCATCCCTAGTAATATACATGAAAGCTGGACTATCGTAAAAATAGCCCAGCCCATTGTCTTTTAGTTCTGTTTTTATGTTATGGTATATCCCATATTGCTGTGGAACAAGATGAATTGCCGTTGGTGCAAAATCTGTACCAACTGTATAGTCACCAGGAGACAAGCCGTATAAACTGGCTAGTGTACCTGCGTCTATCGGAATGATAGAGCCGCTAGGTGTTATTCTTCCGTCTCCTATGTGCACTATATATTTCACTGTTTTATCCTAACTCAAATCGTTTTATTTGTCAAGCCCTAATTTAGGGAAACACAAGTTGCGGTGCTACCCGTAGCATTAACTCGGATAACCTGTAGTGCTATGACCTGTCCAGCCGTAACTGGCAGTATTGCAGTACCACCGCCACTCGTCACTACAGATAGGTTTCCAGCAGTAAGCACATACAGCGCCTTTGATGGCTCTGCCATATCTACAGTGTCACTCTTAGTAACTGCCGTAATCTTATCTGCACTTGATTGCCAATAGTTATCACTTCTAATAGCCATAACTATACCCCGTAATCTGGGTTAGCATTAGTTGGGTTAAGTGCCCACTTATAGTTTAGAACGTAAACTCGGAAGTTTGTTGCTCCGTCTAGAGTGGTAGTTGTTGTAACTGTATTACTTTCTACTACTGTTGCGCTAAAGGCTGATGCACTTGCGGCTTCAATTCCTTCAACTCCAGCTGTAGTTCGGGTGTAAACTTCAATAGGCATAGATGCGATATTTCGCATACCGATACCAAGTTTAGAACCGTAACCAACAGCTACTGTTGCACTTGCACCAGTTTGTGCTGGTACTGAGATTCCTGTTACAGACTTAAATGCTTTGTTACCAACAATCGTAGCAGCTGTTGCTGCTGTAACTGCAAAGTTTTCAGTAATTGTGGCACCTTCTACGTTCTTACCAGTAACAACGATAGTGCTTGTGGCAATATCGGCAAGTGTAGTAGCTGCGACTGCAACTGTAATGTTGCGAGGTACATCTGGTTGAGCAATAGGTACTAGTGATGTTACTAGGGTAGTGCTGGTGGCAGATGCGGCTAGTATTCCAGCTGCGCTTGCTACTTTTGGTGCACTAAGGTCAGTAGCGACAAATGATACTGAGAGGATATTTCTTTTTCCTCTTAGACCATCATCACCGTATGTATGACGAGAATATCGTCGTGTTTTATTGAGAGACATTATAATTCTCCATTCCTTTAAATTTTATGTGGTATAGGAGGGACGAATCCCTCCACTACCTTTTTATTTTACTGTTTGTTTAGGTGGTAACTAAGAGTTATCGCCCTTACTTCCGTAAACACCACGCCAGTCACTGAATCCAGCAGACCAACGAGCTACAACTGACCACTTAGCCGACTTAGTATCGAAGTCATATTCAGGACCTTCGAGGCCACGGTCGTCACGGTCGAACCAGTTAAGTTCGTTTTTCTTGCTATCAATCAAGAACCAAGCAGTATCACTACCACCAGCAGCTGAACCAAGGAAATCCCAGACTACCAAGTTCAATTTACCCTTGTAAGGGTTAATGTCGTTGTTGCCTGTGCCTGTTCGTAGTTGGCTTTCTAGTAATATACGTGCTTCTTTTTCAAGAGCAGGTGCTACCAATAGAGTGTCGGGTCGAACCATCATGAGTTCGCCGTTATTATCTACTGTTGCTCGCATTGCTACAAGAGCGACTTCGAGAGAATCCTCATCAAGGTCAGCAGTTGTATAGTTGCTTGCAGTACCACCCTTTTTAAGTGGGTGAGTTGCGCTAACTAGAGCAACACCGTCGCCAGCTGTGAAAGTAGCAGAACCACCACCACCGACTATAGAGGCATAGTTAAATATGTCTGCGCCGTATTGTTCTTTTGTTAGAGCTTTGTGCTCAGCTAGACGAGCTGGAGCTTTTTTGATGATATTGTACTCATCGTCTTGGTACATTTCGTAGGTTACAATTTCACCATCACCGAAGGTCAAGTGGTTATAACTTACTGGGTAGCCAGCGGTAGGAGAACTATATGAAATAGCATCACCTTCTGGTTTTCGGACCATTTTGCCCGAACCTGTTACTGAGGTATCTTTCTCGTAAGCTTTTGAACTTTTCTGGACATTAAAGATTTGAGCAATTAAGCTTGGAAATCCATTAGTCGTCTGTTCAAATATAGTACGGAAAGATGGGTCCATCAGTTGTGGCCATTCGGGTCGTGCGTTTAATGTTGCCATATACTATTACCCATTTACTTTGTATTTATGTTCGTTGATAATGTAGACACCCGTGGTGTTATCGCTTTTGTAACCAAATCCGATACATTCTAGTTGTCCAGTTGTTCCAGTTGTAGACGTATCTACTAACTGAGCGCCTGTTGCACCAATAAGGTCGAAACAAGTTCCGACGTGTGCAGCAGCGAATGTTGTAACTAAGTTGTCGTTTGTTACAGCATATTTATTGTCGTCTCCAACAGCTACTAGAACTTTAACAGTTCCAGCCGTGTCTCCAAGTGCAGTTCTAAGTGCAGTGGAAGCTGTTTTGGCAAAATCGTTGGATTGACCACCGACTACCATACCGAGTAGTGTAACTCCTGGGATAGATGCGCTTGTGACGCGCCCAGCCGTAAGAAAAACAAAATCTCCAGCTGTTACGGTAACACCGTCAGCTACAGGATACTCTTTTGTGACACCATTGTATCCGCCTTCAGCGGAACCAATTAATTGTGGCATATTTTTGTCCTTTATTTATTATATTCAGCAAGTTGTTCTACTGTCAATCCCATTTTTTCTGCCATTTCGATTTGGGCTTTGGTAAACGTAGGTTTATCGCTACCTGTACTCTTACTGGTCTGGGTTGACGTAGTGCTTGCTTGTTCTTTTGTTTGATTCACAACATCGTCTTTCTTATCAGTTTCATCATATCCTAAACTATTCCAAGCTTTTTTAAGTCCTTCTGCCATAGACAGTGTTTTACCACGGGCTTCATAGGCTTGTCCGATAATATCCAATTCGTCTATTACTTCGGTACGTAGTTTTTCGTCGCTTACCATCTCTGGGTGCAATTCTGCGAAGGCACTATAGTCCTTTGAATACTCTTTTTCCATTTGTTCTTTTGCCCACTTAGTAGCGGGGTCAATTACAGGTGAAGTAGCATTTTCGTCAGTTGCGGTAGCTAATTTCTCAGCAAATGCTGGGTCGGTTGCGACTAAAGCAGCCACTTTGTTGAACCTTTCGGTTGCATCTTTGGCTTCTTTAGCTGTACGCTGACCCTCAGTAGATGAGTTTGCGTATGCGTCTTCTAAGTTTTTGATGTACTCTTCGGGAGTTTCCCCCTTCAGCTGTGTAAATCGTTTCTTGAACTCAGCTTTGGTCTCTTCCTTGGTTTCGCCTTTCGACTTGTCGTCCTCGGTTTTTTCCTCACTTTGTTCTTTTCCAGTGTCTGTCGAGTCTTCTTGAGTATTATCTTCGGATTTTTCGTCTTCTACTTGCGTAGTTTCTACTATTTCCTCAGCTTTTTTGTCATTTTCGACTTTTTCAGTAGTATCCTGGTCTGCCATATGTACCCTTCTGGTCTCTTTTAGGAGTTTCCCTCGTTAAATAAGTTATCAACGCACTCGGCAAGCGCATTGAATGGCTTATTTAAGCCTTTTTTTCTTGTTTGTTAGCGTATTTACAAAGGTCATAGATAAATCTAGCTCCTTTAATATTACCCCTATTTTCAAGTACATTACTAAAGTCGGTTGAGGTAGTAACTACCCATTCAGCTTTAATATGTTGATATATATCACCAGCCACCATTATTGCCCTCATTGATTGAGTCTCGTAGAGTGTGGCTAATAATTCTTTTTGTTCCGTGCTTAGCTTCTTGTATACGTCAGCTTCCATACTTATCCTATTATTATGTTATTATAGTTTTTTCTCAAGGGTCAGGCTCTAGTTTGGTCTAGTTGAGCATTTTGAGCCTCAGCGCCAGCAGGGGTAGACGGTTGAATGTCAACCGCTTGTGCTTGCGGTGGAGTATTAGAACCTGGGCCCCCTTGCGGTCCTGGAGTTGGCATTGCACCACCACGAGACGAGTGTTCACCCATAATGTGAGCACCAACATTGGCTTGAACTGGTTGAGGCAATGCGAGGAAGGCGGGAGTATTAGTAAAGTGGAGATGTTCCAACGTATGAGCTTCTGTAGCACCGTCAGTAGGTACGAGAGGTATTCCAGTAGCCATAACATTATTTTCCTGAATTGCAAGACGAGCCCACTGGTCGTCAGTAAGACCTTTACCACGCATCCAGTCCTTAGGGTCTTCATCATTAACCTTTAGGTATCTTTGGACGGCTTTGTTGGCATCAATAGTATTAGCCAGTAATGGATTCAAGGCAATCAATCCGAACATCTCTGTAATCTTAGCCTGTTGAAGGGGCTTAGATAGGATAGGGGCTGGTGAAGCTGACATCGTAACATCAAAGTCGCCTTCCATGAACTTAGCCATCTTAGGGTCTAAGACAAATCCGCTATTACCCTCAATCTCAGTAGAATCTAGTGAATAACCACCATTCTCTTCCTTAACAGAGTATTGACGACCCTGTACTTTTATTGTTCGATATACTTTTTTACCAAGAGCTTCGCTATCGGCAGTTAATCTAACAACTCTAGCGGCAGGATAGAAGAATTGAATATTGCTCCACTTCAATCTTCCTTGTCGGATGATGTTATCCATCTCAGCCTGAATAGCAATAAGAGTAATTCTCTTTTGAGCCATCTCTTTCATTATAGCGGCTTCGGTAGCGGTTGAACCTGTTGGAACATTCTGATTATTATCAGAAATACCATGGGCTCTTCGGATATCTTCTAGGAGCATTTCCTCTTCTTTGTAAGAAGATGGGTCAGTGTTACTAAAGTTAAGCTCTTTAATAACTTGGTCGAGGCTCATACCATTAGTATTTACCTGAACAAGTCCATTAGGACGACTTCGCAAGTCTTCCTCATCTATATCAACTAAGTCATTAGCCAAGAACACCTTATTACTATTTAGATTCTTGTCATCTAGGCGTAAGCGTCGAAGACTAGCTCGTTCCTCAGATAATGAGAATATAACTCTAGGTATACCCATACCATAAATACGTCCAGGGACCATATAGTGTCTATAGACAGAAATATTAAGTTCTTTATGCTTGAAGGGAATCGGTCCTCGCCTAATAAGAACATTATTAGCCAATACGTCATAAGAATCGGTTTCCTTATTGGTATAGTGGAGGATTTCTACTTCATCATTGGTAACATCTACTGCTTGTTTGAAAAATTGGAAAGAATTATTAAGTTGTCCAGCAGCTTTAACCAGATTTGCGTTCATAAAGCCTGGTTTTTTGCCATATCGTAATTTAAATGTCTTAATATCTAAGATTTCACGTTCAATATCATCCCTGGCATTCTCCATTTTCCTAGCACCTGGGTCAACATAATTCATTGAGTTTTCAACAAACTCAGTTACAGTATCGTCATAGTCTACGATTTCTCGTTTCTTATAAACAATATTCCCATCTTTGTCTAGAGAGTCTGGGTCTTGGACCATCCTCTTCTCGTAACGGTATCTCTCCCTAACGAAAGAAGTACCCCTAATAGCAGCACAGTTTTTAGCCTGATAAGTTTCAAAATCATAACCAGTACGGTCCATTGAGTGTTTCAGAACATCGTTACAGAATTGTTCTTTGGCTAAATCAGATGATTCAACCGATTCTAGATTAGGTCGGCTACGTCGTTCAATAACTTCCTGAGCACTTGATTGGATAGCAGCAAAAGCATCTGGTAAGACTAGGTGGGAGCGCCAGTCACCTTCTTCTCGGTTTGGCATCCATTGCATATAAGCCTTGTTACCATCTTCCCAGAATTTTTCCTCTTCTCTACGAATCGGGTCATCACGCATTGTTTGGAATCTCTCAAAGATTCTACGTCGGGCTTCTCGGTCTGCTTTATTTGGGTTGTATTTATCCATTAGATTCCTGTTACCAAACTACGTGGTTTAAATGATGTTCGTTTCTTTTCGCTATCGTTATGACGTTTATTTCTAGACGGTGGAGTGGCGATTTCTAGGATAGTTGCCAAAGCATCTATTATGTCATCGTTTGCACCTTTTGGAAAATGAGTTAATTCATATTCCAAATCATCTAGTTGGCTACATTCTTCAACATGGAAGACTTTGCCATACTCATAATAAGGGGCTAAAGACCTAATACGGTCTTCTTTAGAACTACTACGAGATTTGATTTCCTTGACTGGAAGCCAGATACCACGTTGTTTTTGTTCTGCATTTAACATATAACTTATATTGCTCTGAGTTGCAATAGTCTCTAGGGCTATCCGTCTAGGAGAGTACCTTTGATTCCAGTCAAACATAAGAGTTATAATCCCAGCATAATTCATTTTGGAGCGGTGGATATTCCTAACATATAAATTCCCCTCAGCATCTAACCCTGCTAAGACAAAGGCTGCGTAGTCTGAATAAGGACCCTCCATACTGGGGTCAATCGCTACGCACCAGTTAATAGGTTTATCTTTTACTAAGTCCCACTGAATCTTTTGGAAGTACGAATGTTTAAAGGTAGCAGTGGCATCATCAATAGGATTATTTTGGTACTGCATCGAATAGATACTAGCACCCTGGTCTCGTCTCTGCTCGTCTAAGAACTTTTGGGTCAATCTCTCGGGGAAGAATAATGAACCATCATCTTCTACGGCCTTCCTGACCATAATATTATACGATGACCTCTGCCTTGTTAGAATATCATTATAGGCATCTTGGAAATCCCACCTCGTACCAAGAGTGACCTTAGGATGACCAGGTTCTAGCAGAGAGTTAGCCAACTGCCTATGATTTATAACCTGTTGGATTTGCTCTTTATTAGTTACGTTCTTCTCTGAGTGAAGGTCATCTTCTATGATTAAATCAAAGTGCATACCGTTAATTGAACGGTCCACACCAGAACAAGAGATAGATGACTCTTTAGTTATCTTAGTCCTACAAGACAAATCCACTGCGGCATCCGTCCACCTAATTGAAGAATCTTTCTTATTAGAGTCAGGGAATTTACCATAGATATGTTTGAATACCGCCCTGAACTCTTTGTTTCCCTCTAGGTGCCCTTTAACTTCCGCTAAGAAGTTCTTAGCCTTTCCGTAGGTCTCTGAATCTATTAAGATACGAGCGTCAGGGTCGTTTAAGATATATTGTAGAGTCAGACCAACTGTAACGATGCTCGATTTAAAAGTTCCCCTGGGCATTAAGATAAGAAGTTTATTCCTATATGGGTCGAATTGGTCAGATAATACTATGTCTAATTTTTCACCAACATATCTAACAGTAGGTGTAAAATTTACCTTATTCTCTGGATTGAATCCTGGCAAAACAGTTTTTGTAATCTCACAGATATCCCTATGAGTGTGCTCTTCCAGTAGTGTGTAATGTAAAACAAACTTACATAAAAAAAACAAATCGGTCTTACACCGCTCTGCTACTTTAGCTAACCCTACTATCCCTGCTTGCTCTATAGCCCTGTCTAGGTCCATCTATTCTCCTTCGGATGTATCTTCTGTCGTTTCGGTACTTGTTTCGTCTTCTACTGATTCAATAGTGAACTCAACACTTAATTTACCTTGGTCAAATTGGCTCTTATTAATCGAAGATACCTTGGCTTTAATTTCTAATGTAACTTCTTGGTCAATCTTATAACTGTTAATACTTTTCAGTTCTTTATCACTAAGATGCAACATGGGTTTCATATCTGAGACACCCATTGCCACTGCCATATCTTTTGAATTTGTCTTCACTTTTTTGCCCTCTTTTTTCCAGCCGTAGCCATACTTGTCATTTTTTTAGCACCATATTTCTTGCGTCCTTGAATAGCAGCAATAGCTTTCTTTTCTTTTAGTGGCATACCCTTTGGCATCTTAGCAATTACCTGAGCGAATCGCCCACCGCCACCTAACTTATTACTCTTTCCTTTGAATGTACCAGTTTTCTTGATTGCCATAATAACTCCTTATCATATTACCCTATCATCTTATCGTTTATATTGCAACTATCATTAGCAAAATCTGTCTATTGACTTTTAAAACAAGGTATGCTAGTATTCATACAGCTGAAAGCTTCGTTAGCAATCAGCTAGTAAAAGAAAGAAGCCCCGTTTGGGACTCCTTTGAAAGCTTCGTTATGTATGTATCATGACAGCAATCATTCTTTTATGCAAGGGACAGACGCGTAGAGGCATGCAAAAGCCTACGTAACTCTCCTATCGACTACTGATAAGGGCAGAAATGGTCTTGGACAGTATGGAGTTACACGTTGCTGTTTCGGCACATGACCCAGGGGATAGTGCCGACTGTTGAAGAATCCGAATAACTCAGGAATGTTGATTATTCGTTCAATACAGACCCCCTTCAACTAACAGAGGTCAATCTGTTGGAGGGAGGGGAGGCTGTATCAAAAAACCGATAATCTTGGAAGTTGATATAAATCTAGCATGAGGGCGGTAGCCCGAAATGAATTGCGAAGCAATTAAAAGGAGCACCATGATGAGTAGAATAGAAGATAAGAATGGACCAGTAAAGATAGTTAAGAAGATAGAGCCTACCTATAAGGGTAAGTATAAACCTACTAAAGTAAAATTAGATAAGATGGGTAGAAAAATTGGAGAAAAAAATGGTATGACATTAGAAACTGCCAGATATATTACTGATATGAGAATTGCAAAACACCTTAATAATATCTTTTAGTGGATAACTCTGTTAAAAAAGGGGTTGACTTTGTAATCAATCCGTGATAGTATTAATATGTAGTAAGGTTGATGCATTAGGGATGGCAAGATTCGCTATACTAGCCCGCCTTACTACACCGAGTACATTTACAAATAAAGATGAGTGGTGGCTGAATAAACCCCTTGTTGATGGGTTAAAGCACAGGATGACGGTCCGAAGGGGCAATAAACTGATAGAAGGAAATTACTATTGTAATCAACACCTAACTTGCGAGTAATGCAATAATCTCGCCCACTCTTCTTTGTTTATAAATATAAGAAAGGATAGTATGAAAATATTTAAACGTAAACTAGCAGTAAGAATCGAATCATTAGAAAATGAACTAGGACTAATCTATTCAGTAGATACTGATGGTTATGGATGCCACCAGCAAGTTAAGGGACATAGTATACTTAACATACTATGGGATAATGTAGACGAACTAAAAAAGTCAATTAAATTATTTGTACCAAAGAAATAAACTTGACAACCTATGAGTAAAGAACTAGCTATAATGACAGAGCCAAAATACGGCATGAGAGATATGGGTAGTCCAGCTTTTTGGTTTAGCGTATCTTTTGGGGCAGACCTAATGGGTGGAGCATTAATTGTTCTATCAATTAAAGAGATGGGAAAGGCTATAAAAGACGCTGCTATATATGAGCTTAAAAATCTAAATAATCATCCTTGTCAGATTGAAGTAGAGAATAACTGTGTTAACTTTGTTAAGATACTAAGTATTTAAATTTTTTTTGGTATATAGCCCAATATTTTTTGGTAGATAAATGAAGTGTTAGACAATATTTTTTTGGGCACATGAAGTGTTAGAATATTTTTTTGTACACCCACACTATGTTAGACAGATTATCACCCCGTAGCCCGCTGTAGAATGACAATCGGGTGCTATAGGGGTATTAATATATGACCACATATTTGACAGCTTGTCTATAGACTATATAGCACGATTATAAAAACCCGTGATTATCGACACTTGATATCTGTTAGTACTTATACATATTATAACATATAATCATATACTGTTATTGTGCTACCCCTGTTAGTAGTAGTGCTATGATATTTTACGACATTAAGCAATTAGCTAATAGTTGACTTGTAACCCGTCTTTTGTATTATATCTTATGTCGTAAAATACAGTATTAAGGGGTTAGCGTAAGGGGTTAGGTGAGGTGTTAGACAAGTTAAACCACGTCATAGTATAGATAGTATCAATAGACTATAAGTCTTATATGCTTATTAAGACAAGCTACATAGACCTGCTACTATTAAAAGTATCTTTTATAGGTTATGCCAAGCGTACAATAAATATGCTTATACTTGACTTATTATCCCGCTTGTGCTATAATGTAGATACAATCAAAATAACATAAAAAGGATAAATATGAATAAAAGCAAGATAATCTCTATACGTGATTATACAGAGCCTGGCCGCATCAAGTTTGCAACTATACGCTAACGCTTATTAGAATATAAAGAAAATAAAAAACAAGACTAGCATAAGTAGCATAAAGCGCTTATACTAGTAACAGATAAAGCAATAGCTTTATCATAAACAAAAGGGGTAACGATATGAGTACAACAGTAAAGAATCTAATAAGTCCGAGAAGCGGCGAGGCGGTAAAGAATCAGTTTACTATATTTAGCGATGGAGTAGAATACTTTCAAAGCTATAATACAACTATCGCTAAAAAAGAGGGCGCAATGTTTACAATTAGCAGTGATTATGACTACTCGGTAACCACTAGCCGATATTTTAACCAGTGGCTAAAAGAATATGGCCTAGAGTATGACTTAGTAGCTATTAAAAAGTGGCTAAAAACTGCTAAAAATGGCGATGAATACGACGGACTACCAACTATTACGTTTAAATACGTCGATAGTCTTTAGTATTAGCGCATAGGGCTAGAAATAGCCCCTTGCGGTGTTACTAACACCATAAAAACTAATCATAAGGGGTATAACATGAAAACATATAGACTATTTAGGATAGTCATAGGGACTATATACTATCAGACAATATGGGCAATTATAAGAACACGTGATGATGAGGCGATATTATGAAAATATCAAAACTAGTAACAGACGGTGCGGATACGTGGCTATTGACTAGACAATATCTGTACTACACGAGTAGCGAGGCACTCAAGCTATACAAGGACTATTGCAAGGCTAACGGCATCTACATCATAAAAGACTAACGCCTCACAAGGGCGTTTTCTTATAGGCAAGATTAGCACCACAATAAAGTGGTGTTATTCTTATGCTTATACAAGGGAATTAGTAGGGGTTTTTGCTTTTATAAAAGATAATTATAAAAAATAGGGTTGTAATTTATTATCAAGTGTGCTATTATTAATACAGGTAAGGACAGCGACGAAGGATATAATAATCATTAACGCCTTGTCTGTCCGTCTGTCCTTACCACCTTAACAAAAAAAAGGAACACAAAAAATGTACCAAAATCATATAAATCATAAGCAAAATAAACGAACCCTTGCTAATATAGCAAAACGTGGTATAGAATTAGTATTATTTCTATCACTGTTTGTCTTGTTAGATATAGAGTTTTGGATTATAGCGGGGTAAATTATGCCAACAAGATTATTACAGGTAAGACGATATAATAATTTAATGCTACTACATAAAAGCTATACAATGGTTACGACACTAGGCAATGGCTCAATGATTGATACGCCTAGAAGTAATGGCTATGTAGTTTTTCAATCACCTAGACTTGGTGATACTCACGATTTTGCTAAATGGTTTAGTAATAAAAAAGAGGCAGAGTTAGAACTGTCAGTTAGGAATTAATATGACAACACCTATGACCAGCAAACAAGCTAAGACGCGCCTAGAATATTTAAGGGGCGAAATTGAAGCAGAGCGTATTAGTTATGACGAGATTTTTGAACTACAATCACTTGTAGAGTATATCGAACCAGGCGATGTAGTATTGTTAGAATGGGCAGGAGTACCAGAGTTTGGAGAAGATGAAGATGACTAAAAATATAAATGCTAAAGTATGGGAATATTTAGAACTACAAGACACTAAGATAGCTAAGCGTATACTAGACGCTTTGAATTATGATATATGTCTATTCTATAAAGAAGATGACAATAGCATTACAATAGAGCGTACATGGAGTGGCGCAGTTATTCCTAACTATCTATTTAACTACATAGTGAAGCACAACAATAAGATTATCAAATTTGCAGAGGGGTTATAGAATGTATAGATATAAACTACTAGCAAAGAAACACTGGTTTTTAATATTACTAATCATTATAGCTATCGTATTATGTATGGTATGGACTAATAATATCTTATGGATAGAGAACCATACGAGGGTTATATGAGAGCTTATAAACTATTAAAGGACTGGCTACAAGTAGAACTCACACGCTTATCTATTCAAGAAAAGAGGACGAAATGAAAACTTTAAAGATAACTATGACTAACGAACAAAAACGCATAATGGTTATAGCAGCCAAGATTATCGAGTTAGTCAATCTATATTATGACACGACCTGGGTTGATGATGGACTGACTAACAGCGATATGCAGGGCATGGCCGAGGCTATCGCTATGGAAGCGGTAAGGGGTACAAAATAATGTTCGATAGTTATTCATCAGACCAAGCAAGTGAGTATGAACTACCCTATGACCAAGTAGAGAATATGACGAGAGAGCGGGAGTTTTCTGAAGCTACGAATAAGTGCTGGAATTGTAACGAACACTGTAGCTTATACAGTGAGTACCAAGACGATGGGCGTACATTCTGTAGCCTTGATTGTCTTAATGAGGGACTAGAGCAAGAGGAAGCTGAAAACCGCCAAGAAAAGGCTGACGAGATACGCCAAGGTCTACGAGAGGACGGACAGAATGTCTGAAGCATTGATGTACAAAACACGGACACAATTAGAAACAGAATATGACTTAATCTATAGCGAGCTTATTCACATACTAAGCAAAATGACTGATGGCGAGGGCATGAAACTCAACAGGTTACTAGCATTAGAGGCTGAACTACAGAGAAGATTATCATGAATGAAATGAGCAACTGCTGTAGCGCTTCCGTTATAAACCCTAGTAGTACAGGTAACGAGGGAGTTTGTGGAGACTGTAAAGAACATTGTAGTATTGAAAGAGGTATAGAAGTTGAGCATATCCCCAACACTAGAGTTTTCGTTTCTGTGCCAGATGTAAGGTGGGTAAGTCATGATTTTAAGACAGTAAGACATTATTTGATTGACACTACGGATTTTCCGTATTAAAGGGAATTAGTATGGCTAAGAGAGCAGACAATTATAATCAGGTGGCTAAAGCAATAGAAACTTTAACGCCTTATCGTCACTCTAACGCTAAAGGTGACTGGACAGATGTGGGACGTATCCGTGACGGACACTACAAAGTCTATAGTAAAATATATGGTAATGAAGTACTGATGTTAGATATAACAATATCACCTAAACGAGTCAATGCTGTCAACTTTACCTACTATGATACTCCATCAGCCGT